ACTCATCTTCTTCCACATCAGGACTAAACGTCCTGATTTTTTTATTATCAACTTCTACTTGTTCAAAAGGAAAATCCATTACCAAGAGTTTTTACTTGAAAGACCAAGTTGTTTTGCATAACGACCTACGTTACAACTCCAATATCCTGCGGTAGTTCTATCTTTCTTTTGATCACATCTGTGTCTTGCTCTGAAAGATTTGGCAGCACCCTTATTTCGATTTCTAACTCTTAAGTTCGGATCACCGAAGGTAACCTTCTTAATGTTACCACTTGGTGATTTGACATAAACTGCAAATTTCTTTGGTCCACCAGAGGTTCGAAATGGTTTATTCAATTTTACATTTTTTCCTCGGTGTTTTGCTTCCTCCAAAACTTCTTCTTCATCTTCTTCTTCGAGGATAAATGGAGCGTCCAAATAAACCAATTCACCATTGACAACGATTCTTTTCCCCAAATCGGATTCGACCATCATTTGGTCTTCTTCATTAAGTTCTATTTTGTTTTCCTCCCACAATTTTCTCACTTCATTTACCAAATCAAAATACCCTTCAGAATAAACTCTAAAAATATTATTTGTAAGAGTTAATTCGTTTTCTACGTGATATTTCAAAGCATCGGAAATTTCAACTGATTCTTTCAAAATCAACGATCTATCCAAATGTTCTTCTAATGTTTCCCTGATGAGTTTTCTTAAGTTCATATGATATTTTAATTATAAATACTTTAATCCTTTCTAATTCTTATTTTCCAATATGCTCCACCCATTATGTAAGGTGTGAATTTTCCTGTAACTCCATCGAAAGTTCTATTTGCAACACCACCTCCCAATTGGAATATTTTGTCATCTTTTGTTTTCAACAATACACTTGTTCCAAGTGAGTTAACCCAATCCTGATGACTCAAGGCTCCGTTCAATCCCACATAAACTTGATTCCTTACTTTTGGAGGTTCAGGTGCTGGTTCCCTAACTATCTTGGGTTTTACATTTGCCGTAAACTTTCTTGAAACAACGTTATTTTGTGAAATGGTGTCAAACAAATATATGACCCCCTGATTATTATTCAACGTTATTGTATCTTGAACGAAATTTTTTATAAAAAAATTTTTTAAGATGAATGCGGTATCGACAAGTGGAGTTGGCGCTGGTACTTCAACAATTTTCTCCACTTCAACTTCGTATGGTACCTCAACCTCTACTTCATAAATAACTTCCTGAGGTATTGTATCATAGACCAATTTTTCTTCTATTTCGATTTGTGGAGGAACAAAAAATTGTAAGAATATTATTATACCCACCATTAGGAGTATTACTATGTGTCTGATGTCAAATATCTTTTTCATATCGTTATAACATTAATCTTGATCCAATCAAGAAATTACTAAGTATTGGGGAACCTGATGCCCCCAATGCTCGGTAGTTTAGGCTTAATCCGAATCGTTTGCTTATTTTATAGTCAAATGAGGAACCGACCAAGAAGGAAAATTGTCTATTAACTGTTGATTCACCTGTTTCGGGGTTATATGAAATTGGTGAGTTCATTAAGAAGACTTGTGGGGATAGTGTAAGTTTGGGATTTACAACATATGGCTTTGTCCAAAATACAACTGCCGAAGTGGCAAGAGATAAATTGAATACCTTTTTAATTTTTCTTGTTTCAGTATTAACTTCAGTATCTTTCAACAATAAAGTTATTAAACCAACGTTATATCCGTATGTCCCATATTTTTCACTTGGTTTAATATTCGTGTACCCGACTAATCCCATATAAGTTCCATCTAAGTAAGCCGCGGTGAATGAGTAAGAGTGGATTTGACTTAATTTACCTTGTTGGAAATTCATTTTTGTATATCCCCCACCCAAAGCAAATTGATCTAATGTACTCCAAATCATGGCGTTTGCTCCCCACGATTCATTTCCTACTAATGATGATTGACTAACTCCGAATGATGCGATTGCGCTATATTTCAAATCAGGACCTTGTGCGGTTGTCAGGTCTGAGGCAACCAACATTGGATTTATGGGACCAACTTTCTTTTTTTCTTCTTTACCTTTTCCGTCCGAACTTTCTTCATCACTTTCACCCGAGTCTCCACCATCTGAACCACCTTCTTCGGAACCACCGTCTGAACCTGATTCACTTGAACCTGATTCACTACTACTTGAAGATGATGAGGATTCTCCTGAAGAACTCGATGAGGATGCAGGTGTTGAACTTGCGGCCGATGATGACGCGGCTGAAGATGCTGCAGATGAAGCGGCTGACGATGCAGCATTTGATGCCGCTTGTGATACAGTTTGTGTGACAGTTTGGGTTACCACCGCATTTGCGGGACATGGGGTTGAAAAAATTCCGTTAACCCAAATGGTTACTTCCCCCGAAGTAAATTGTTGATAATTGAATATTTTGGATTTGTTTCTGACGATAACTAATACACCATTGTTAGATTGTATGGGTATAGATACAACATAAGTTTTTGAATCACAGGGGTCAATGTATGTTTGTGTAACAACTTGCCCCTGTGATTCGTGGTAAACTAATACCATGAATAATAACATTAAAAATATTTTCAAACTTTTCAATTTTCATCGGTTTCCAAATATTTTATTCTGTGAATATACCTTTTTTAATCATTCTATCTAAGATTCTAGCACAAGCAATATCAAGTGCTTTTTTTGTTGCGATAGATATTGTAGATTGATTAAATTTTACTGGATCGACTGTTGCGTCTGATAAAAGAGTCAATTCTCTTGTGGTAACCGCCTCTCCAAGTCCTGATGCTCCAAATACGACACCTGTTTCAGCATTTGTAAATCTAACTTGTAGACCAATACGGGTAACCATCATATTTTTCACACCATCTTTCAGGTTTACAGTTTCATCTTCTGAGATGGAGTAATCATAACATTCAATAGTTACAAAATATTCCGCCAAATTGATTTTACCGAAACCATCTAATTGGTTTTCAGAAATTCCTGCCTGAGATGCTTGGAATTGTTTAACCATTCGGTTTTTGATTTCAGTCTTATCTTCAGTGAATTTGAATCTGTTAAGATTCTCAAGATATTCCATTGAAATGTTCGCAACACCTAATCCAACTCGTTTTTCTTTGAGTTCAGGATACATCTCATACATTTCATCAGATATACCAGCCTTTAAGATTTGAATTGGAATTTGTTTCCCTTCATAATCCATGAATTGACTTATATCAATTGCAGTTTCAAATGATGCTTTGTATTGTTCAGTTTGAGTTTTTCCCACTGTTTGTCCAAATGATACAGTAGACATTACAAGTCCTAAGGTTAGTAATAATAAATTTTTCATATTGAATCTTAGTTATTCTTCTATTGTCTTATTTGTCGAATCTAATGTATTACTAACAGAAACTCCGTCTTCTTCATCCATTTTCTGAACTAGCATCTTGTCTTTGTCTGTATCACTGAACCAGTAATCGATAATCTTACTATATGACCCTATGAATGCTCCTAACATTAAAAGTAGAAGTTCTTTCCATTCTTGACCAACCGTAGTGTTCATATGAATTGAAAATACTATTCCGACAGTCAAAGTTAGAAATGTAATTAATACAATTGCGGTGATGAGCCATCTTCTAGTCATCATTGAGTTTAATAACTCTCTGAATCCTGTGTTTTCCGATTGTTTGATTTTTGACATTTTATTTATGGTCTATGTGGCCAAGCCCATCCTTTATTCTTACCTCTTAAAAGTAGATAAGTCGCTCCTCCGAAGAATATTGTTAAAAACAAAATTGGAGATTTAATTACAAATAAAGTTACCATCAACAACGTGATGAGAACTAAAAAACTTAAAAATTGTTCCATAATTTTTACCATTTTGGAGCGGTTTCTTTGAACTCGTCTCCTTCTTTTTTAGGTTTATTTTCTGTTTGTTTCTGAGGTGCAGATTCTGCAGCTTTTTCTCTGATTATAACAGTTTCTTTTCCACCAGACTGTTGTTGCTGTTGGTTGTTATTATTGATGATAATTGGTGTTTGTTGTTGGACAGGTGTTGCAGCTTCTTCATCTCCACCGATGAATTTACTTGTCATAACACCACCAGCTCCTAACACAGCAGTAGTCAACAATCCGATGATTGTTTTCTTTAACCCTGTCCATGTTCCATCATTGTGGTCTTCTGTTTCTTCACTCATAATTTATTTTAGTTTAGTTGGTTTATTTTATTATTATTGGGTATTTTATTTCTTTTCCTGAAACATCCAAAAAGACCAAATCATAATATCCTTTGGGAAATTCAGTCAAATCGTATACTCTTTGTGTGGTTGTGTTAGTAGCTGTGAATCCTTCCTTCTTTGCAGGGATTTCTTGACCAAACGCGACTATTTGAACAGAGTATTTCGCACCAATGGTGGTTTCAAACTCTATTATCACTACGTTTTCACTCTGAAAAACAGATTTGATGTTTGTAGTTGTTGACTCAACTCCTAAATTGATTTCAGGCATCTCC